AATCGTGGCATTACTATCCAGTCTTCCTCCATATCCGCTTTTAAAATCTCAATAAAGTTCTTGCCAAACCTACAATGAGCATCTGACTTGTAGATGTATTTACCCTTAGCCATTGAAGCCATAGCGGTGATGTTTGTCTTGATGCCTACTACACGAGGAAAGTAAATAATATCTAGGTTTTTATACCTAGTCCGAAACTCATTAAACTCATATTCTGGGTATCCATCAAATCCAACAATCACTTCAAAATCACCAGTAGCATTTTTATAGATACTCTGGATAGTCCTCATTAGATTTACCTTACTCTCTCCCCTTGCTGGTATTATTATGCTAACTTTGCTCATAGGGTTTGTGTCTTGCTATAACTAAATAATTATCTCTCCTTTTGTGTCTTGTTCTAATAAGCTCCGGCACTTCTATGTCAAACTCACTTAATCTCTTTGATGCTGTGTGCCAACGCTGTATGTCCTCAATTATATATATTAAATGCTTCTGAAACATAGGGAGTAGTGTCTTACAAGAAAAGATTTGATCCTCTAGTATATGAGAGCCATCGTCAATGATTAAGTCCACATCAGTTCCTGTATGGGCTACTACTCTCTTTAGGTCTTCTTCAGATGTTTGGTCGCATTGAATCATCGTAATACGACTCTGGTTCTCCATTAGCGCTACTCTGGCTGGGTCTATCTCTGCACCATAGATAGTTGCGTTGGGGAAGAAGTCTCTCCACATAAATAGACTTGCACCTTCGGCTGTTCCTATCTCAATAACCTTTTTAATCACATGCCTTCTTTCCTTTAAGAGTTCAAAATAGTAGGGTGTATAGGTATGTTTTCCCCATTTGTCTGTTCCGTACTTGATGGCTAGTTTAGTTAGGTCATCCATTTGATTCTGCTACAACATCATTAATAAAATCTATTAACAGTTCATCAAGAGCTTTAAGTGTTGCTTTTGCATATTTCTTTTCAGCATCAGTAGTTGTCTTAAATTTCTTTCCATCATTAATATATCTAGCCTTAACCAATAGCATGTCCATTTTACTTATTGTCTTTTTACTCATTTTACCCATCCCATCTCTTTAATTTGTAATTTCCAATCTTTAGGCCATGAAGGGTGGTTTGGGAATAGCTCGTCTATAAACCAGTCAAAAGTAAATATCCTACCCTCCCACTTGTTGTTGAGCCAGTAGTCGGCACTCCAGTTACTTGCCTCGGCTGTACCACCGGGCATCTTGTACATTCTTCCGTATCTGTTTCCTTTGTGTAGATGTGCGTAGTAGCACTTCTTATTCACCTTAACTGCTCCGCCACCCAACCAAGTCTTAAATCCAATCTCTTGAGCTTCTTGGCTGAACTGTCCGTATCCTTCTTCACTCATACCACCTAAGAAATTGACAAAGTGGTCTTTCTCCATGAAGTAGCACGAACCCTGCATTGAGGGAGTATCATCTATAAGTAAGTCTTTTCGTTCTTCTCGTCTCTGTTTCCAAGGAACACCATGCATCCCGTCATCGTGGGCTTTCCCCTTACGAGGGAAGTCTATATACATGTAGTCTATGGGGTATTTGTCGTCTTTTCTTTCTTCTATCTTCCAGTTCTCAGCATCTAAAGCGTATCGTCTTGGTATCTGCACCCACCCTTTTTGGTGAGAGTCTATCAAAACCCTGCCAAAATTAGAGCTTACCAAGCAATGATCGTCTATTTTCATGATATATTTGCCCTTTGCTAGGCTCACACAGTCATTTACAGCCCTTCTAAGCCCTTTTGGATATGGGGGATGTAGGTAAGTAACCCTCTTATCAGTTGAAAGTGGGAGTGGCCATTTTTCATCCACATTCACAATCACCTCAACATTGCACCCGGCATTGTCTAAGATAGACTGAATAGTCTTGTTGGTGAACTGTGAGTTACGGTTTGGAATGATTACCGAGAGTTCAATAGTCATTTAATATCTTTAATAATGAAACAAAAAACGCTAGAGCAAATATAAGTTCTAATAGTAATAATATCCTAATTACTGTCATCTGTTCCCTTAACTACTATCCAATCCCTACCTTCCAAATCACCATCGTTTACTATCCATGGTCTAATCTTACCTTTAGTAAAGATAGATAGCTTTCCATCGTGCATTAAACAGTAATCTTTGCTTTTCCAATCAACTCTCGCCACCCTTTTGTTGTCTGTGATCTCGTGCAAAGCATCATAGAAGTTCATTTGAACCGCTATTGTTGGGGGTGTTAATGTTTCTGAGTTTGTATTCTCCATATTATTTCTTTTTAATTTTTGATTTGGAAGTGGTTGCATCCCTGTTCATCATTTCGTTCATATAAGCATCCATAGCACGTCTAACATGGTCTGCTAGCTTTAACTCAGTATTTTTCTTTAGGAACTTTACCTGCTCATCACTTAAAAACACATGTTTTCGTATCATGTGTATCATTTTCGCACACCAAGTTATCTGCTGTCAATAGGGGTTTAGCGGAAAGCTATGTAAGTTAGATCATCACCATTTACATCGGTGATCATCCAGAGTTGATTTATGTTGCTTATGTTTAGCACCGGCGTTTCTTGTCCTGCATCTAACTCAAAGCCTGCGGTTGTACTGGTTGTTCCATCGGGTTTAGTTACGCCTTCAACACCTAAGAAGATGCTAGTAGCGTTGTCGGAAGGAGCTTTGAAGATAACACGAGAGCAGGGTACATCTGGAAGTTGGGCTGCGGTTGTGCCTCCTCTTACTTCTCCTGTAACGATTGTCTTAAATGCTTGGTCTATCATAGTTTAGAAAATTGGTGATGGGCTTGCTGATGCTGAAGGACTTGCAGAAGCTGATGGACTGTCTGATTGTGAAGCTGAGCCAGATACTGAAGCTGAGCCAGAGGATGACTCTGATGCTGATGGGCTGGTTGAACCTGAAGGACTCAAACTTGCTGAAGATGATTTAGAGGCACTAGCGGATGGAGATTGGCTACCTGATGGAGATGTGGAGGCTGATACTGAGGATGAAGCACTAGGTGATACCGATGCTGATGTGGAGGCTGAAGGACTGAGTGATGCAGAGCTAGAACCTGATGGGCTTGCACTACCTGATGGGCTAGCACTAGGTGATGGGCTGACTGAGGCTGAACTAGAAGCTGAGCCAGAACCTGATGGGGAAGCTGAGCCAGATGGGGATTGTGAGGCAGATTCAGAGGCTGAAGGACTTTGTGATGGTGATTGACTGACGGATTCAGAAGCGGATGGGCTTTGTGAAGGTGATTGGCTTACAGAAGCTGAACCCGACCCTGAAGGGGACTGAGAAGCTGAGAAGGATAGACTTGGGCTTGCAGATGGGGATGCGGATGAGGAAGCAGAACCAGATGGGGAAGCGGAGAGTGAAGGAGATGCAACTTCGCTTTCAGGAATGATACTCCAGATAGCATATACATTGTCACCGGTATTCACATAGCGGTTAGAACCTGTCTCATCTAAGTGGCGGAAGAAAGCACCATGCTTAAAGCCTGAGTATCCAGTAGGAACTGTATTGCCTTCGGCTTCTAAGATGTCGTCTGTTGAAAGAATATGTGAACCAAAATGTCTTAAACTGTTTTGTGGACTTAAGTATGATAGTGTGTCCCAGAAGATAACTCTGTTGGTTCTATAAGGAGCAAGGGATGTAAGGAAGTCGGTGTCTCCACTACTTCTCTTTGAACTATCTAAAGCCTCTATACGAGTTAATTCATCTCTTGTTTTTCTAGGTAGCTGTTCTTTTAGTTCAAATTTTGACATTACTTACTTAATTTCTAATTTGCTAGCCCCCAATTAAGAGGGCTAGGGGATTAGAGGTTAGTTAGAATAACCAATATCCTTCGGTAGCCATCCAACGCCTTGCGTCTTTGACTTTCTTACCGTAGACAAATAAGTCTTTGTAAGCGGTTCCGAAGTCGCCAATTAGATCTTCTTCCATGCGGGCGTCTAATACCTTCTCTGCGAAGGTTAGCCACATTGGGTGAGCTGCGATGACTCGGTAGCCATCGGTGTTGTCACCTTGAAGTCTGTTTGACTTAAACAATTTGAATCCTTGGAGTTCACCCATGAATCCTTTTTTCACGAGGTCTTGGTATGCTTCATTCACATGAAGTACGATACCTGTACCTTGAATAAGGAGAGTGTAGAACTCTGGAGGTGCAATTAAGAACCTCTCGGAATCAGGAACTGAGGAGTGACCTTCAGATTCAGCTAGATCAAGTTTTTCCTTGAGCTGTGCAACGCTGTTCAAAATGTTACCAGTAGTAACTTGAAGCGGTGTTGCTGCTTCAATCGTGTAGCTTGAGCCACCTGCGATTGCTCCGCCTGTGTAGGCTGAGTCGCTGTCATCCAAGTCATCTTCAATTACGATAGAAGTTGCATTGGTGTAGGTTTTAACCCTGTACCATGCTGTGTGTCCATCTGCCTTGAAGCCTCTGCCCACCATTGCGGCGGTAAATGTAGTTCCGTTACCAGTTACGACTCCAGTAGTTACTGCGATAGTAACATCTCCTGTGGTGTAATCAGTTCCGACTCTATTACCTGCTCCGACATCGCCATAAGAATTAAGAACGAATGTTTCCATGTTCTTTGACCTCTCATTTGCGACCTGAGTCACGATAGTTGGGTGTGGGTTCTTGATATAAGATAACCATTTTGCTAATGTTTTCTCCTTCCAGTAGAAGGACTTATACTGGTCGATTACTAACTGAGCGTTGTTCTCAGTTAATGAATCAGCAGTAAGAGCTGAGTTTGCGTAGGTCTTTTCTGAAAGCTCATCGAAGTCAAGAATGTTGATTTTAGAACCAACACCATTGATTTCACCTTCATAATCCCTGTTCACAATAACATCTGTCAAGTCTTGGTCATACAAGTGTTGCATGACTTTCCCTGAAAATGCCTCGGCTAGTTTTGTGCCGTATGCTGACATGATTTTTAATGAAT